TCAACACTTTTTTTTCGATTAATTTAAAAAAAGTGTTAATTTAGTTACATCAGGTGAAACTTATTGTTCCAGCCAAGCATTTTCGATGGCCATGCACTGTTTCTCGCGCCATGTCCACTCTCTGTAATCACGGGCTGGGCCTTCAAATTTGCCCCATTGCGCCGCGTGACATGCTTCGTGCAGGATAATGTGGGGCTTATTCATGTCCCATCGGACGTAGATTACTGGGATATCGCCAGCCAAAAAAAATGTGGCGTTGCTCGGAGTGATCACCGTCTCCGGCGGATAGTGCAGATTGAACATCGCCAAGAAAGCAATTATTTCCTTCATTTTTAGACTCCCGCTTGAAAGTAGCCTTTTTTTAATCTAACATGTAAAAAAAAACACTTATAGGAGAAAATTATGAACATTAATGAAATCAAGCGCTTACTGTCCGACAGAAACTTGCGGGAGGTGAGCCGTCGCACGAATATTAGTTACTCGACGTTACGAAACTTAGTCAAAACAAAACATCCAGATCCGAATTTGAGTACGGTAGAGAAGTTGCAGGATTACTTCAACACGACGATTCCTGGGTGGACAAATGGCTGATATACGAGAACTATGGAAGAATTCAGAGAGGTCTGATCCGCCAGAGCTACAGTTCCGTCAGGCTATAATTGATGCAGGTCTTCAACCACCTTCGGAGGTAATACTTGATGGCAAGATTCATCGTTTTAATTCTGGCTCTAAGGGAAGGCATGGCTTTGGTGATAAAAGCGGTTGGTACGTTGGTTATAGCGATGGCATTCCTGCTGGGCGTTTTGGCGATTGGCGCTGGGGAGTTGAGCATAACTTTGTAGCCGACATTGGTCGTAAGTTAACTGCCCGTGAAGAGATGGAGTTTGCGCGTCATCTGGATGAAGCTCGCAAGGTTCGTGAAGCGGTGGAGAAAAAGATGCGCGAGAACGTGGCTGACGTTGTGGACAAGATATGGTCTGAATCCGCAGAGGCTAACGCAGATCATCCGTATCTAGTTAAGAAAAGAATTGATCCAAATGGCGCTAGAGTAACCGGCGACGGTAGGCTCATCGTGCCGTTATTTAACGCCGATGGCGAGATGACGACTCTCCAGTATATCGACGCGTCTGGTGGCAAGCTCTATCACACTGGAGGCAAGACTGGCGGATCGTATTGGCGCATCGGGGATAATGAAGATTCGCATATCTACATTGCGGAAGGTTTTGCAACGGCGGCAACGATAGCTCAGGTCACAGATAAGGCTTGTTATGTCGCGTACTCTGCATCAAATATTCCTACCGTAACTGGCCTGCTGAGGGATCGTTACGGCCCGTCAAAGCGCATCATCATTGTCGCCGATAACGACGCGAACGGCGTTGGTAAAAACTATGCCGACCAAGCATCGGCTAAGTTTGGTGCGACCGTCATCATCCCCCCTGTAGATGGCATGGATGCGAATGACTATCTGTTGGCTGGCAACGATCTCTCAGCCCTCCTAGAGCCGCCTGAGCAAACGTTTGACTGGTTGCTCGATGGTAACGACTTCCGCAACTCTCCCGCGCCTATATCGTGGCTAATCAAGGGCTGGATGCAGAACAATAGTCTGATGATGGTTCACGGCCCATCGGGATCTGGTAAGACATTCTTGATGCTTGACTGGTGTTTACGCTTGGCGGCAGTTGATATGGAAAATCGAGACTGGTGCGGACACAGAACCAAACAAACGCCAGTGGCTTATCTTGCCGGTGAGGGCCACCACGGTTTACGAGGCCGTATCGCCGCATGGCTCCAGCATCATAGTGTAGACAGTATACAGATGTGGATATCAAAGAGCGGCACGGATCTCAACACGAACGAAGGACTCGTGAAGGTGATTGAGAACATCCGAGCTTTGCCGGTTCAGCCGAAGGTTATAGTTGTAGACACATTGCACCGATTTTTACTTGGCGATGAGAACTCAGCGCAAGATGCCAAGACAATGCTCGACTCGTGCGCTGTATTGATGGAAGAGTTCGACTGCACTGTTATTCTAGTGCATCACACCGGCGTATCTGAGGAAGCTCAACATCGCGCTAGAGGATCATCAGCTTGGCGTGGAGCTTTGGACATTGAAGTGAGCGTGAAGCCAGGAAACTCTGATCGACCAATTGAAATTGTGCAACGCAAGATGAAAGATGCTGAGATGCAACAGTCAAAGTTCTTTGATCTCAAGCCGGTCACAATTAATGGTTGGCGAGATGAGGACGATCAATTAGTATCGAGCGTTGTACTTGATCCAGCTAATGAGCCTATCAGAGAAAATAAGAAAAGCTCAAAGGTTGCAGAGTTTAGGAAACGATTTGAGCGAGCTTGGCACGCGTCACATCGTGAGAGAGATTCAAAGGGTCGGCCATTTGTAGATAGAAATGCAATGATGGATTTCTTAACTGGGCCATTTATCGGTATGTCAGAATCAGCCGCAAAAAAAGCATTACAAAAGGATCCATCAAGGATGATTGGTTGCTTAATTGATGGTGAAATCGTGGTTCCGTTTGGCAACGGATGGTCGGCAACTGACGCTGCAATGATATTGGATCTTGAGTCGCAATGTCGATAAAGTGCTAATGTTGAGGACAAGACTTTATAATCAATATGTTAGACGCGAAAAAGGACAAAGGACAATTGAGGACAAGACAAAATTGTCCTTTTATGATCTCTTTAAAATCAATGACTTACAAACAAAAAAAGACAAATGCAAGGACAAAATAATTGGAGGACAAGACAAGACATACTCTTTAGAGTATGTCTTTTGTCCTTTTTGTCCCCGAGATTTGCGAGTAGAATCTAAGCTGTGGATAACTTGTTGGAGTTAGAGATGAGTGAAGAAGTGAAAATGGGAAGGCCAACTGATTATACCGATGAGTTGGTGGATAGAATATGCGAAGAAATTGCGGCTGGAAGATCGCTAAATAAAATTTGCAGTGATGAGACTTGGAGTCCAGATAAATCTACGTTTTATCGCTGGATGTATCGGCATCCCGAGATCCGCGACAAATACGCGCGCGCGAAGAATGCGCAACAAGAATATGCTGCCGAGGACATTTTGGAGATCGCTTACGATGCAACGCCTGAGACTTATAACGTGGCTCGATTGAAGGTTGACGCGCATAAATGGGTCGCATCAAAGCTATTGCCTAAACGATACGGCGAGAAGCAACAGCTTGAACATACTGGCGAGTCTGGTGGGCCGTTGATCATCAAGTGGAAAGGCGAGAATGTCTAATTTCGATAAGTTTCTGTTCGTGATGGTAACTTGTCTGGTGTTAACTGTATTCGCGATGCTCGCGGACTTTTTGAGGTGGCATGCCTGAGATAGATATTCCTTATGAAGCAAGAGATGTAATGATGCCGTTCCACCGGCGCAAGCAAAGATTCGCTTGCCTGGTGGCCCATCGAAGATGCGGAAAGACAGTCGCCGCGATAAATGACCTGATACGAGATGCGTTAGTGACCCCGCGCGAAAATGTGCGCGTCGGTTACGTTGCGCCAACATTTCGCATGGCAAAGCAGATTTGTTGGGATTATGCGAAGCATTACACTCAGCACATTCCAGGCATCAAAGTGAACGAGTCCGAGCTTCGTATCGACTTCCCGAACGGCGCGAGGCTTCGACTGTTCGGCGCTGAGTCTGCCGAGTCGATGCGAGGTATCTATCTCGACTCGGTAGTGATGGATGAGCCAGCCGACTTTCCGGCGAATGTGTGGCCGACGATCATCAGGCCGACGCTTGCTGATCGTAGCACGCCAGACTCTCCAACTCGTGCAACGTTCATTGGCACGCCGAAAGGCAAGAATGAGTTCTGGGAAATATTCGACAAAGCCAAGGGCGATAGCGATTGGTATACCGCAATGCACAAAGCAAGCGAGACCAAGATATTGCCGGAGGCTGAGTTAGAGGACGCGCTCAAGATCATGGGCGAGGATCGGTACGAGCAAGAATTTGAGTGTAGCTTCGAGGCTGCGATCATGGGCGCGTACTACGGAACCGAGATGAAGCGCGCGACCGAAGAAAACAGAATCACGAACGTGCCATACGATAGATCGATTGGCGTTGTCACTGCGTGGGACTTGGGCGTTGGTGACTCTACTTCGATATGGTTTGCGCAGTATGTCGGCGCTGAAGTTAGGCTGATCGACTACTACGAGAACTCTGGAGTTGGCCTCGATCATTACGCTAACGTATTGCAAGACAAGAATTATGTTTACGAATCTCACATATTGCCTCATGATGTGCAAGTCAAGGAACTAGGCACGGGCAAATCCAGGCTTGAGACGCTAGACAATCTTGGAATTAGACCTGTCGAAATAGCACCGAACCTACGAGTTGACGATGGCATTCAGGCGGTACGATCCATGTTGGATCGGTGCTGGTTTGATGAGAAGAAGTGTAATCGAGGGATTGAGGCGTTGAGACAATATCAGCGAGACTTCGATGAGAAAGGCAGAACGTGGCGAGGTAGACCGAGGCACGATTGGACTTCGCACGGCGCTGACGCAATGAGATACTTAGCCGTCGGCCATAGGCCGATGCAGACAAGCTGGGGCGAACCGATTAGACGTAACTTGAAAGGTATTGTGTAGTGGCAAGTCCATTAGGAATATTAAAGTTTTTGGATAGTGCGCTTGATCCAAGAACTTGGAATAACGTAAAAAAAGGCAAAGAAGCAGTCGATAGGCTAAAGTGGACTGAGAGGCCATCTGGCGTTGTGGTTCCTGAAGCGAGAAGCATTGAAGAATACGTTCAGAAAAACAAAACAGTTCCAGTAATTTCATCTATCGTTGATAGATCAAAAACTGATGCCATCATTGATAGCGTAAATGACATTCCGCTATCTAGGCCCGTCAATATTGAAGGCGGCACAGACTGGATGTTTAAAGAAAAAGGAAAATTATTTGCAAACCAACAGGCAATTGCAAAAAGACATTTAGATGTTGCGCGCGCTGTAGAAAAAGAATATGGAGTAACTCCATTATTTGCCACGCATATGATGTCTCCAAGTGGTGGAGACTTTGCCGCTCATACGGCACAACTTGCTATGAGCCATGCGTTTGAAAGATTAAATCCTGCCGCAAAAAAAGAGCTAGATAACTTTATTAGAAATCGTGGATTTGATGTTCAAAAGAGTAGACTTTTGCCAAACGGCAAAAAAGAAACGTACATAAAAAATTACAGGTTACCTGATTGGTATGGGATTGATGATCCGAGATCAGTCCAACAAATAATAAATGCTCCTGCTGATTTTAGAAAAGGAGTTGTAAATAAACTTGGAACCAAAAACTTTTTTGAATCAGAAGGATTCCTTTCGCCTGGTGAGCTTAGGACAATGGTCACTCAAGACGATCTCAGGGACATTCGCGATAGCACTTTTACTAACATAGGAATATTTGATACTTCTGGAAAACTTACTCCGTCAGGACATGGAAGTTATACAACAGCATTTCCAGGAACTGGAACATCTCCAATAATTGAAGCTGGAAAAGTAGGAATACTTGATTTTGATACACTGCGCAAAGCTGGAGCGAAAGATAAATATGGAAACATTCCAATTGTTTCTTACACAAAAGGTAAGGAACAAAGAGTAATTGCTGATCCAAGAAATCCAACTAATGATGATCTTACCGCTATTGGAAAGAATATTAGTATTGGAGAATTGAACGAGGCTCAATTAGATAGGTGGAAGTCTGCTGGAATATTTGGCGCTGGAGCGGCCGGAGCCGCCGGCGTGGCCGGAGCCGCACCGCCTGAGTTTTTGGATCGCATATACAATCCGCAGAACCATAAGTTCATCATGAACGATGACGGCACAATATCAACGCATTTGATGGCTGCCGAAATGGACAGCGATGGCAACTGGTATGTGTTCCCGCTCATTCAAGAGGATGCCGAGGGCAACTTGAATGATTACAGAAACGACTTTGATACAGCGATGGAGAGGGCCATTACCAGTGGCAATTTCTTGCCGTTTGGTCAGAATAAAGATGCAGCGTTGGAATTTAGTAAGAACTACAAGCAAGGAACGCCACTCGAAAATTTCAATCCAATGAAGCCAACCGTTCAGCAAAACATGGAATCAATGATAAATACTCCAAGACGTGCTGAGGTAACTCCGATTAGAAGGAATGCTGCTCTAGGTCTTGTTGCTGATGCATTTAAACTTGGCAAAGATGTTTTGAACGATATGCCATCTGTAAAGGCGTTAGTTCAGAGTGCTTTTGGCGATGTGGGCTTTGGAGCAGAATCAGTAGGCGCTCCAGGCAGAGAGCCGGTTAAGGTCGAAGGAACATTGCCTATTGGTGATAAACAGCTTGGATTAGCTCCAGAAGGATATGATAATTTGTCTTATGGCATGATGCCTACAGATGAACAATTGTTGGACATGGGGCTTTTGGCTCTTGGCCCAATAGGCCAAATTGCAAAACCATTAAAATTGTTAAGAAAAGCGAGATAAGTCATGGATCTACCGCAAAGAATACGGGCGCTGATACAGTTACAAAGCAATTTGGGCTTTCAGGGCGAAGAAATAGATGCTTATCTTGGCCCAAATACTTATAAAAGAGCAAAAAATGCCGGCGTTGATCAAGTTAAGGAGCTTCAAAGAATATTAGGAGTTCCGCAAACTGGAGTTATAGATAAAGCAACTAAAGCTGCCGGATCTTCCAGCAATAGCGATCTTAGAAGTGTTGGATTTAAAAACAGAGGCGCAAGTCTTTTGGTAGATGCCGCAGCAGATCCTCTTCTTGCTGGAATTTTATCTAAAATAGGCCTTGCAGAATCTGGAAACGATCCAAACGCAGTAAATATTAGAGGCGTTCCAAAAAAATTTGAAAATATAGATAAAAGCTATAAAGCTAAAGACATGACAATTGATGAGGCTTTTGCCGCAACTACAGGTAAAGGTACTGGAGCGTCTGGGCTTTATCAAAATATGCCTGGATTTCTTCGCAATAGAGCGATTGCCTCTGGAATTGATCCGGCTACAGGCAAATACGACGAAAACGCTCAAAGAGCGATTGCTGAATACCTAATTAAGCAAGCCAATGAAGGTTCATTTACTCCAAAAAGAGCTTACGAAGATCCTAAAGGCTTTGCTAGGGATCTTGGTGGAATTTGGGCAGGCGTGCCAATAGGATATAAATTAGACAATCAAGGTAATATAGAATATGACAGTAAAGGTAATCCGATAAATATAGGCGCTTACGATCAGCCTGGAGTGAATGCGGCAACGCAACGGTATACTTACGATGATATGTTGATGGAAATTGATGATTATTATCAAGCCGCAAGAAGGGCTGCAATGGAGCAACAAAGACGGCTTATCGGCGAAAAAAATTATGGCATATTGCAAAATATACCGGAGAAACTATAAATGACAATCACAAACTACTCAACTCTAAAATCGACGGTTGCAGACTTCCTAAACCGTAGCGATCTGACCAGTGCGATCCCAGTATTCATTCAGTTGGCCGAGACGCAAATGAACCGCGATATTAGGCATTGGAGGCAACAACGTAGAGTATCGTCTACAGCAGACGAGCGTTATGAGGATTTGCCAGTAGATTTTCTTGAAGCGGTTCAATTTTATATTGATACTGCAAA